AAGGCAGCACGTTGCGCATCGAGTCCCTGCTGACGCAAGCCTTGTTGCAAACCACCGATACCCATCAATGAGCCGACATCTTGCTGACCAGCTGCTGCAAATTGACCGCCTAGACCTTGCAATTGCTGACCAAAGGCTTGCTGCGCGCCACCCAGTTGTTGCCCAGTTTGCCCCTGAATATTGCCCAACTGACCAAAACCTTGTGCCACCTGTCCTGCCGTGCCTAGACCCGCCTGACCTGACGCCATTCGCGCCTGCATAGCACTCTGACCCAGTTGGCCCATGGTTTGACCGAGCAGATTGCCAGCACCATAAATATTTTGCGCCTGTTGACCTAACAACCCACCAAACTGTTGTTGTGCGCCTAGCTGACTGCCAGCCGTGCCCAGTTGCTGTTGTGCGAGTTGTTGTTGTGCAGCAAGTTGTTGGCTCGCTAACCCTTGTTGGAAGCCACCGAGACTCTGCCCAGCTGCAAGACGTTGTTGCGCCTCTGTTCCTAACTGACCCGCTAAGGCACGAGAAGCATCAAAGCGTTGGCCTGTTAGTCCAGCAAGTCCAGACGCAGCGGCTCTCTCTGCATCACGTTGTCGGGCAAACTCACCCATAGCCGCTTGTTGAGCCCTCTGGAAGCCCGCTGAGCGAAGACCGCCGACTTCCCGTGCAAGACCACGGCCCAAGGCCTCAGCGCGCTCTGCTGCAGTCAGGCGCGCCCGAGAACCAAAGGCCGATTCTCCCCCTGTTTGGATGTCTCTCGCTCGTTGTGCAATATCCGCTTGCGCAGCCCCTTTCATGGCATCCTCGATTGTTTGTTGGACAACCGCATCCTCATAGGGGTCAAAAAATTGTTGAGTCATTGAGGGATCGAAGCCGCCTGTCGTGCCACGTAACAGACGTTCTGACTCTCCGAGCCGACGACCAAACGCACCGACACCACGTCGCAATTGCTCCGTGGCCGCCCCGATACCTCTGCCAAATTCACGCCCAAGCCTAGCTTGTTCGCGGCCTAGCCTTTCACCTTCACGTCCAAATCGACCTGCGGCACGGCCCAAGGTTTCGAGGCCTCGACCCAACCCTGCTTGGAATTGTCCTAACGACTCCTCGGCCAATCCTCGCTGTTCTGCAATATTCTCACGCAAACCTCGCTCCGCTCTGCGAGCGAGACGACTTTGTTCATCAAGTCCTTGTAGGCCCTGCGCTAAACCTCTGCGTCGTTGGAAGCGCTCTTCTGCCGCGCCACCCAAAAGTTGCTGTAATGCTTGTCGCTGCGATCCTAACTGCCGTCCCAGTCCTTGCTCTATTGAGCCCAATCCGCGTCGGAACTGTCGTTCAGACTGTCTCAAAAAAGGAATTTGCTGACCTATCTGCTCTCTTGCCAGTTGCATAGCAGCTAATTGGTCAGGAGAAAAGCCAGCTATTTGCTGAGGGATGACAATAGGACGTCCCTGCTCATCAAAAAATGTGCGCTCTGCTGCGCGCATTGCGCCGGGTATGAAGCCGCCCTGCCCACCCAAGCCGAATAAAAGTTGCTGTACAATCGGGTCCATTTGCCGATCGGCGCGAGTGACACCAGCGACATAAGGCATGGGCGCGGCAACGTCCCCACCCTCTTGCAAGCGCTTCAATTTTTTTGGCGGCATGATCATCAGACGGCCTCCGGCTCTGTGGCAAACTCTTTGAACAAGTCCATCATCTCATACATCAACTTTGTGCCGCGCTCTCGGTCTTCCCCATTACCCGGAGTCAATGTAATGATTCCGTTGTTGTTCTTCATGTCAAACGCGCCAGCGCCTCGCACGGCTCGACCCGTCATTACGAATTCTCCGTCTGAAAGCATCGCGGGAATATCATCACTGACTTCTGTACCGGGCCCGTTGATATCACCGTCCATGCGCTTGAACTCTGCCATGTCAACATTACCACCCTCAGCAAAAGCCATCACAGGTCCGCCGTATCGCATTCCTGTGGCTTTTCCTTGTTCTAATCGCGCCTGAGCTTGAGTCGGGGCGCGGCCTCCGCTTAGCGTCGGCAGAGTGCCTCGCGGTAGTAAGCCAAACTCCACTGGGTTCGGGGCTGCAGTTCCCGACCGCCTTGCGATTTCGTTTTCAAGATTAAATCGACCCGCAGCGTTCATGACCACGTTTGGCGTCAGGGGCACTCCCTTGCGTCCCTTTGCTTCGTCGTAAGCTAGCTTTGCAAGAACTCCAGCGAGGGTTGCAGCACCAACGTCACGAATTCCAACATTTTCAAAAAGGCTACCTATACCACTACTTTTGCCTGTCCCACCTTGGCCATAAACATCCCGCAGTCCGCTCGCGCCACCAAGACCAATAGCATCTCCGATGCGCTTTATAAATTCTGGGGTTGAGCCACCCTGCGTAGGACCCGGCCCGCCAAATCGCACAAGTGCATCTGCTATTACTGATTGGGATACGCCAGAGGTCAAAAGGCTGGCAATATCGCCTTGTTGCTCTGGGTACTGTTGTAAATAATTTTCTATAATATCAGCGGGGTTTTGACCAGCGACGGTAGGGAATCCAGACCCCATATCACTTACTTTGATAAATCCACCCGCGAATCCGGGCACTCTGATGCCCTGTCCACCACCGAAATCTGTAACCCCTAAATTATCTCCGATACCCCCAAGAATGTCGCCGAGCGTTCCAAATCTACCAACATTATCAGCACCACCACCTCGGATGAGGCCAGATATCCCTCTACCTACATTACCTAAAAAGTCGCGTCCCCCGCCTTCGAAAATACCACTCAAGCTACCGATGCCTTTGCCTCCGCCGGGGAGAGGCGCACCCAAGGATGCTAAAGCCAAGGGACTCGATCTACCCTTCGCCACGTCATAGACCGTGCCAGCTCGGCTGATTAAAGCAGCGAGAGGTGCATGGGGTCCGGGTATAAATTGCGCTATTTGTGCGACTGGTCGAACGACCTTTTTTACGACCTTTTTGACACCTTTTGCAATTTTCTTGAAAAAGCCAAACTCCTCTAGGCCAGTCATAGGGTTCAGTGATGCAATTCCGAGCCCAGCCACATATTCTTCGGGATTAAGATCCAGCTCATTAAACCGTGTTTCTACAGCGCGCTCAAAATCTGCGTCATCCATCATGCCAAGAGGCAAAACAACTTCACCCGGTGTGAGGTGAGCAAGCATGGTGTCACCACCACGCCCTGCTTGAGAAAGTTCGAGCGCCATCGGGCCTAAAGGTGCTTCAGAACCTATGATTGCGGACTCTGCCAACTGCTGCGCCTTTTTAGCCTCAAAAGGGTCCTCTGCGGTCCTTTCGGCCATCATCAACTGCTCGATAGCTCCTCTTAGGTCCGCATTCGGGTCGGCCAGAAGGGCCTCTTGCGCCATCGATGCCTCTTCCATCGTCGCCGGATCATCGATTTCAAAGACTTCGCCGCCCTCTGCCATCATCATCGGAGAGGCTGGCATCGGCTCAGGACCCATCAAATTACTTATTCTTTGCTGTAAAAATTCATTCATGACGTCGTCACCGTTACAGTCCCTACACTACCTACCATACTTATCCCTGTAGGATACGTTTGATGGGTGTATAAGTCTCTGAATTGTACACCATCAAAGGCCTGATGAATCGAGTTAGTAGTATTGAAAATAATCGCGCCCGTGGCAAATTGTAATTGAGAGATCTCGGTGGAGTTGAAATGAGGACTAATCGTGAAATCTACTCGGCCCAAATTAAGTTCAAGCACTCGCACGAGCCGATTAAATGTTTCAACACTGACGTCTTCACCAGCCGCCAGCGGCAGACGAGTCGGAAGCAAGCTGCTCATGCACGACGTCCACTCGGTTGTATCTCAAGCCGAGTAGATCCAATCCGCCATTTATAGCCCTTTTGATCTACAGAGGCTTGGTCGTCGTCACTTTCAAAGCGCAAAACGATTTGACGACTGCGGGTGCGGACGCTTTTAAATTTTGTACTTTGAGTTATCTGGCTTGTGCTATCTGTGATAAGTGTGTCATTGGGGAAGTCACGTCGCTTTAAAACGATGTTCATCGCTGGGGTGTTGCTAGACCCAGCTTCGGTGACAAATCGCATATCAGGCAAAATTTCTTTCACAAAAGTCAAAGAGTCACCACTGCTTATGTCAATATCTGCGGACTCTACGAAAACCCCTGTCATAGCGTCCTCGTAGTCGTCGTATCCGATTTCGTGTCGGAATACACATTGCGATGATGACGATGTCGCGGAGGCAAACGGCAAGTCTTCAATCCCTGCGTCAAGCCACGCGTAACGCACCAAAGAGCCAATAGACCAATGGTTTTCCTCATAGTTAAAAATGACGTAACGTGAAATCTCACCCGTGCCATCTTCAATGCTAGGGTAAAAAAACCACATTTCGCTATATTCACTGTTGACGCCCATGTGGCACTTAAAGGCTTGGCCGATGTCAAGATCATTGAAAACATACTCTTGCACACTGCACGGTAGTTTTTGCACTGATCCGTTGTAAAAGTAAAAGCTTGTCTTACTTGCAAAGTAAACGCCGTTCGGGGCATTGACCGCTGCTTTTGGCCCAATCAAGCCTGCACCCTCATTGACTAAATTCAAGGCAAAAGTCAGTGGAGGACCGATAAAAGTCATCGAGTACAGCGACGTGTCGGTCCAGATCAGTATCTCTTGACGAGACTTGATTGCACCCACGATGAATGATCCCGAGGAAAGCCTCACTGAGCCAGCACTATTTGTAGCTGTGGGCTCGAAATCAAGCTCATTTTCGGAGTCAGAGAAGGCCACGAGCATTGGGTCGATGGTGCCAGTGCGGCTAGATCCTGAAATCGGGTCAGCACCGAGACAGATGAGATGACGGTCAGTCTCTGATGTGATCACTTGTAAGGCAAGCGTGGGCACTAAATTTGCGCCTGATACCTGCGAGAGCTCTACTGCTCTTGTTGAAACGCCGTTGTTTTCCACCCATCGAAAAATACCGCCACCGCGTGGGTTGATAATTAAATTTTCACCGAAGTTGTCATGTGTCCAAAGACGCAGTTGTGCTGAGGCTAGAATCGGGGTCGAGGAGCCCCAGCCTCCGGCCCCCCATGTGCCAACACCCCAACCTGTAGATGTGACAAATGTGTCAAGACCGACATTAATCTGGTACACACCGACAACCGATGAGCCGCCATTACCGCTATCGGAGCTATTCGCAGTGACAGCTGCCCCATCGGTGTCCTTCGCTGTAATTTCGTAAGTGTTAGCGCTAGTGACGAGTGATATTTGATATTCTTGATTGAGAACAGCAGCAGTGACATTGCCGCCCAAGCTTGCCGCACCCGAGAATGTCACAAAATCATTATTGACCGCGCCATGTGCTGTATCTGTCACCGTAATGGTGGACGACCCATTGGTTGCACTGAAGGTGACGTCGCCAGCTGACGTGGTGGATCGGATTGGCGTTACGTCGTTATAGTTTTCGCCTTCTTCAATGTAATACTTGAATGTCGTGCCCACGCCCAAAAACCGAGTGCCGTCCAAGCTAATCCAACTATGGAGAGCGCGACCAATACCAAGAAAAAAATCAGTGCCAAGCTTAGACCAGCCGCCAAGTTTTTCAACCCGGCCCTTGCGAAAGCGAATAAGGTTGCCATCGACCCATCCACCTTTTGCCGCATAATCAGTGGATTCCTTGTCGATCCCCGCCCTGAATTCTATGGTTTGCAGAGGCATCTGTTGGCATCACGCAAGCCGAATGATTGCGCCCGTTGCGGTGGGCGACGGGAAAACGATCGTAAAATTGCCAGCGGTGCTGGTTTTGTCTCCGCCAAAATCGATCGCAGCTACTGCCTTATTGCTGGCTGAA